GGAGCTATAACACAAGTTATAGTAGACACAGATGGAAGTGTATACTCTACTAATGCAGTAGGTTTAGGATTAGGTACAGCAGCTTCAGCAGACATAGGAGTATGTGCTACTAATGTTGCTGATGTATCTTTAGCAGATTTAAGATATGTAAGAACTTCAGCTACCTCTTCAATAGTAGGTGCTGACTTACATATAAAACAAGGAAGTTTAATTGTAGGTACATCTTCTCGTGCTTATAATCCTATATTAACATTAACAGATGCAGCAAGTATAGCAGTTGATTTTTCTAAAGGTAATAACTTCTTAGTTACTATAGGTGGTAATAGAACATTAGAACTACCTACTAATTGTACTGCAGGTCAATCAGGACAAGTACATGTTATACAAGATGGAACAGGCTCAAGAACTTTAGCTTATAATTCAGCTTGGCAGTTTGTATCTGCAGCAGTACCAACATTAAGTACAGGAGCTTCTGATGTAGATATACTATGTTATGTAGCTCGTAGTGCAACAACAATAGATGCAGTATTATTAAAAAACTTTGATAGGTAATTAATGTCTTCTACAAGTTCTAAATTAGTAAAGCTAGACTTTCAACCTGGTATTAGAAGAGAGTCTACACAATATGCAGAAACTAATTCTTGGTATGATGCTAATAATGTACGTTTTCGTGCAGGTAAACCAGAGAATATAGGTGGATATGAAACTAAAGTATCTGCATCTTTTAATGGTTCAGGTCGTGATCTTGTAACATGGACAGACAATGATCAGTTTAAAAGAGCTATGTTTGGTACAGCTCAAATGCTTTACGAACATAGTGGTGATGAAATATTTGATGTTACTCCTGTATCTTCTAGTGCATCTTTAACAAATGCTTTTAGTGTAGCAGTAAGTAGTAATACTGTAACAGTATCAGCTACAGCACATGGTAGACAAACAGGTGACTTTGTATTCTTTACAAGTACTGCTACTATAGGTGGTAATATATTATTAGGAACAAGTACTTATCAAGTTAGTGTTAATACTGTTAATACATTTGCTATTAATGTAGAAACTACAGCAAGTGCTGCACAGTCTTCTTCTGGTAATGGTCATATACATTATCTATTAAGTACTGGTGTATCAAATGCTGCTACAGGTTTAGGTTATGGTGCTGCATCTTATCAAGCTACTGTATGTGCTTCTGATACTAGAGCATGGAATCAACCTACATCTATAGGAGCTAGTGACTTCTCAAGTGAGATAACACAATGGAGTTTAGATAACTGGGGTGAAGATATAGTAGCTAATAGAAGAAAAGGATCTATTTATTATTGGGATACAGATGCATCTACTACACCTTTAAGAGCTGTTAAAGTATCAGGTGCTACTAATTCTACACCTACTACTGTTGATAGTATTATAGTATCTCCTAATGATAGACATTTAATTGCATTAGGTGGTAATGAGTTTGGTACAACAGCTAGTCCTACAGGAACATACAATCCTTTAACTGTTAGATGGTCTAATCAAGAAGATTATACTAACTGGGTTCCATCTATAAACTCTACTTCTGGTGAAGTTATACTAGCTGATGGTACACAAATAGTAGGAGGAACAAGATCTCGTAATGCTACTAATATATGGACTGATAATTCTTTATGGTCCATGACTTTTGTAGGTCCACCTTTTACTTTTAGTTTTTCACAACTAGGAACTAACTGTGGTTTAATAGCACCTCATGCAGCAGTTGATTATGATGGTAGAGCAGTATGGATGGGTTATGATAATTTTTATGTATATGATGGACAAGTAAGAAGTTTAGATTGTACAGTAAGAAGATTTATATTTGATAGATTAAATATGAATCAAAAAGATAAAATATTTTGTGGAATAAATTCAGAGTTTAAAGAAGTTATTTGGTTATATCCTTCTATTAATTCTACTGAATGTGATAGTTATGTTGTATGGTCTCCTGATGAAAACTATTGGGCTTATGGAGATAGTATATTTACAACCTTTGCAGACAAAACAGTATTTGGAAATACAATAACTACAGGATTACAAGGAACAAATCCTGCAGCTAATAAGTTATTTAATAATGAAGTACAAGATTTATATACAGCAGATGGAGTAGCTATGTCTTCATTTATAGAGTCAGCAGATTTTGATATAGAGTCTGGTAATGAAGTAATGTTTTTAAATAGAGTTATTCCTGATTTTAATTTAAATGATGGTAATTTAACATTCTCAATTAAAACAAAAGACTTTCCTGAGAGTAATGTTTCAAGAGAGAAACCAAATCCACCACATACAGTAACTAATTCAACAGCTAAAATAGATATGAGAGCAAGGGGAAGACAAGGGAGAGTGAGAGTATCTTGTAACTCAGCAGGTACTAGCTGGAAATGGGGTTCTATTAGATTAGCTATTCAACCAGATGGTAGAAGATAATGGCACGTTATCCAGCAGTACCTAAAGCATATGATGCTTTTAAAAATAGTCCTGAAGCTGATAGAGTACATAGAGAAATATCACAATGGGGTGGAGCTTTAGTAAATCAATTAGATACTAGAGATTTACAAGTAGATGCTAAACCTTCTACTAAAATATATTCAGTAGTTACTATAACTGAAATAGGTAGTCCACGTAAAGGTGATATAGCATATGCAGCATCAGCAGGTAAGTTTAAAGGATATGTTAGTACAACAGCAACACAAGCATGGGAAAATTTAAATTGAAGAAGAATGAATTTTTTAAGTTTCTTAATGAGAGTACGTATATAGGTAATATAAACTCAGGACAAATTATACCACCTAACATGTATAATTCACAAGAAATTGTAAAACCTATAGCAGACTCTTCAAAAATAGTGTATAATACTAATAGTAACTTTATAGCAGATAATACTAAACCACAATCAAACTATATGAATATAAGGAATATTAAAAATAATGTATAGAAGGGTTTATAGACAAGAGGGTGGTGGCTTATCTGATTTAGGTTCTGAAGCTTTTATGAGACAGTATATAGATAACTATGTACAAGATTATAATAGACGTAACCAAGGAGAAGTAGCAGCAAAAGTAATGCCTAGACCTGTTCCTATAGTACCACAGAGACCTAGAGCTACAATACCACAAATAGTTAAAAAAGGTATTAGTAATTTAATTCCTTTAATACAAAATAATCCAATGGCAAAACTTGGACAACAAGCTATAAATGCACCTGAGATTGCTCAATTAGAATCAGAATATGGACCAGGTTATACTGGAAAACCTTCTGATGCAAGACATCAAGCTGGTGCTAATGAAATAAGTAAAAATGTAAGTAATCTTATTGATAAAGGTAGTCTTGGTTTAGTACCAGAAAAGTTTAGAGATTTTCTTGGAGATATTGTACCTAATTTAGGAGGAGGAATAAAAGAATTAGGTTCTTTAATATATAATACAGCACCTAATAGATTTGGTGTACCATCACCTATGCCACCTAAAGAAGCTCTTGATATGGCTATAGAAGACGTAAAAGCTAACTATGAAGGAAGTTTTGGTACAGATAATACAAAGACTGCTAGAGAAATATATGAAGATGTTTATAGAGAACAACCTTTAACCAAAGAAGAATTTGAACAAACTTTACCAGAAGGATACAAACCATTAAATTCTACATATGATGCTTATTTTGATACTCCTTATGATGAAAGAGTAGAAACTAGAAAAGGTAGTTATTCAGGAATGCCTATAATATTAAGTCCTGAAAATGCAGATTTTTTTCAAACATATTATCAAGGTCCTGATTCACAATTACATACAAGACCAGAAGATAGAGTAAATGCTTTTCAACCTGTACAAGCACAACCACAAGGACTACCTAGCTTAATGAAAATAGTAAATGAACAACGAAATCCTACACCAGTTGATCCAGATGCTCCATATGGTTATGTAGAATATACACCTCCTTTTTATGGAGGAATGATGATACCACCAGGGGGAAATAAACCTTATATGGTTCCTGCAGATAAAGATGGTAATCCTGTAAACCCAAAAGGTATTTTTAAGGCAACACTATAATGACACCACCTAATGAATTAGAAAAACTTGCAGAATTTAAAACTGCAATACAAAGTAATAAAGGACTAGAGAGGTTAAGAGCTATGCAATATCTACAACAAATGAATAACCAAGGATTAATGGAAATGCCACAGGTTACTGAACAACCTATTGTACAAAGGCAACAAGGTAGCTCTATATCAAGTGGATTAAATACAAATATGACTCCATCTTATTTTCAACGTAATGCAACAGGAGCAAGAAATTTTAATCAATACGATCCTATGAATGATATGTCTGGTGAAAGTGGAATGGAAATAGGAGAATTAAAAGAAAAAGAATTAATAGCTGATCAACTAAGACAACAAGACTTATTAAAGTCTGATCCTAATACATTAGAAAATATAGATGAAGCTGCAAGAGTTATAGTATATGGAGGTGATTCTAGATCTAGATTTAGAGCTCAAGATATTTATAGAGCTAATCCAGAAGCAGTACAAAGAGCAATAGATAATTATAGAAATAATCCAGAGGAAAGAGCAGGTGGTGGACAAGTAGCTCCTGATCAAATGGCTCAAGGATTAGCAGGTCTTGGTAGATATGGTGATAATATGCTTCTCCATATTAATCCTGAAGAGTTAGAAGGATTATCTTCTCTAGGAAAAATAACTTATAATCCTATTACAGGATTGCCTGAAGCTTGGTCACTTAAAAGTTTTTTTAAACCATTTAAACAAGCAGCTAAAAGTGTTAAAAAAATAGCTAAGTCTAAAGCTTTTAGAACAATAGCTCCTCTTGCTTTAACTATTGCAGCACCTTATCTAGCTGCTAGTTTCTTTCCTGCTACATTTGGTGTAGGCTCTTCTGCTCTTATGGCTAAAGGACTAGCTGCTCAAGTAGCTGCTATGGGTCCAGTAGCTTTTGGTGCAGCAACAGCTATAGGTAGTGGACTAGGAGCTCTAGCTGGTGGTGCTAAACCTGGAGATGCATTAAAAGCAGCAGCTTTATCTGGTGTAACTGCAGGTGGTATGAGAGGGTTTACTAATTATATGGACCCAAATATTGATTCTGTATTTGGTCCTACTTATGGTGGTGGTGGAACACAAGCTAAAACACTTGGAGGTTTTGGTGTAAAAACAGGAAGTCCAACTTCATTTAAATCACCAGGTTTAGCACAAGGTTCTCCATCTCAAGTATACAATAATCCTGCTGGACCTGGTAATGCATTAGGTGCACAAAGATATGAAAACTTACAATTAAATCAACCAGATATAACTTCTGGAGGAGCACCAGGAACAACAACTATTGAACCTAGACCTTTTGATTATGGAGCAACAGCAAACATGGGACCTTATGAAGGAAGTTTTACTCCAGCTTCTGAACCAGTTAATTTACCAATACAATCACAAGATGCTGTTGCATCAAACTTTAATCCTGGATATAGCCAAACTACAGGTCCTCAACCTAATATGTTACAAAGAGCAGGTCAACAAATAGTAGATAGTCCTGTTGGTCAAGCAGTATCAGATGCTGGACAATATGTAGCTGATATTCCAATGGGTGATTACAATCTAGGAGAAATAGGTGGAGCAATAGTTGATGACTATAGTACAGGTATGGGACTTGCAAAACTTGCTGCTATAGATTCCATGACACCTGATTATAGAGAACAATATGCAAAGGAAGATGAGCGTAAGCGTCAACTAGAAGAGTTAGAAAAATTAGGTTATAGTGTAGACCTATCTGATGCAGATACAGGATTTAATCAAACAATGATAATAAGAGATTCATCAGGTACAGTTATGCCAAGTAACTTATCCATACAAGATATATTAGATAGAGCTTATGGTAGAAAACCTAGAACTTTATTAGCAGATAAAATATCCTATGCACCAGCTACAGCTAAACATGGTGGATTAATTAACTTAGCACATGGTGGTGAATTTAGTGGTATGGTAGAAGGTGATGGACATGGTATGGAAGATAATGTTTATATGCCTATTAAAGAAGGTAATGAACAAGTAGGAACATTAGCAGTTTCTCCTTCTGAATATGTAGTAGATGCTTATACTATGTCTGCTCTAGGAAATGGTAATGCAAATGAAGGAGCAAAAGTAATGGATGGTGTTGTAGAAAGTGTACGTAAAAAAGCTTATGGTACAATGAGACAACCTAATGAAATAAATGGGTTACAAGCTTTAAAACCTATGATGATGGGAGTATAAAATATGGCAGTATTATCCTCACTATTTGGTAGAAATGAAGTAGCACCAGCAGTAGGTGCACAAATGATTTCTGCAACAGAGTTACCTCCAGAACTTAGACCTTATTATAAAGATATATTAACAAAATCTCAAGCACTTTATAATGATAAAACATCTCAAGGTTATAAACCTTATCAAGGTCCTACACTTGCAGAGTTTACTCCTGAACAACAACAAGTACAAACTGGTATAGCAGGTCTTGTAGGATCAGGAACACCAGTATATCAAGAAGCTATGGGTATGACAAGAGAAGCAGCTACTCCTTTTACAACAGAACAAATAGAAGAGTATATGTCTCCTTATCAACAAGCAGTTACTGACATAGAAAAAAGAGAAGCTACTAAACAATATCAATCACAAGTTGTACCACAATTAGCTTCACAAGCTGCAACTACAGGATCATTTGGTGGTAGTAGACAAGCTATACTAGAAGGTATGGCTGCAGATACACAACAAAGATTATTAGCTGATTTACAAGCTAAAGGAAGTGCACAAGCTTATCAAGATGCTATTAGTAGATTAGATTCAGATAGGTTAGTAAAAGGACAAGCAGCTACACAACTAGCTAATTTACAAGGTAGTCAATTTAAACAAGCAACAACAGAACTATCAGGTTTACAAGCAGTAGGACAAGAGAAACAACAACAAACACAAACTGCTTTAAATGAAGCTTATAAACAATATTTAGATGAGCAACAATTTCCTTATGATACTATGTCTAAATATCAATCTGTTGTAACAGGTGCTCCTATTAGACCTATGCAATATGTTCCACCACAAAAAGCTCAATATGAACAAAGTTTAGGTCAACAGCTTGTAGGTGGTTTAGGTGGATTAGGTAATATCTATGGAGCCTTTACTGGTAGAACTATAGGTGGTCAACCTTATCAACAACCTGCTAAAACTGGTGGTGGTATAGGTACTTTAATTAAGAGAGAAGAAGGTGGTCCAGCAAATAATAATGAAGATAAAACTTTTGAAACAAACTTTGGTCTTACTAAATTTACTGAAGAGGAAGCAGAAACTATTGAACCAGATGCTTATTTAAATTATTTAAGAAATTTCCAAGGACCTTATACTGAAAGATTTAAACAGTCTGAAAAAGATCTTCAAGAATCAAACAAACTTATGGAAAAAGATTTAGCAAGAGACAAGTCTTATTTACAAGCAGATAGAGATAATGCACAATTTAATAGAGAGCAAGCTGCCTTTACAGCTATGGCAAGATTAGGTACTGATCAAGATGTAACAAATGCACCAGGAGGTGGAGTAGGACAGGTATTAACTATGTTAGGAAAAGCAGGTCCTGAGATAGGTGCAGCAGAAGCAGCATCAAGAGATAACATAAGACAGCAAGATAGAGAAGTAGGTAAATTAGAAATTAAATATAGACAAGCTATGGCTTCAGGTAATTTAGAATTAGCTAATACTTATATGGCTCAGTTACAAGCACTATCAGGAGAATATGCAAAGTATATGACAGCTAAAGCTGCAGGTTTAGATGCATTAGGTTTAAATAAAATAACTGGTAGAAAAATTACTGAAGTTATAAAAAATGTAGAAGCACAAACAAATCCAAAGTTTGCACTTTTGTTAACTAAAGGAGCTGCTATATCAGGTCTAAATCCTAATATTAATAATCCTTTAAGAGGAGATAAACCAGGAATATGGACTCAAAATGAAATATTAACATGGGCACAAGATAATGCTCTGCAAAGATTACAACTAGATGCTGCTGCAGGTAAAACATTTGCTAATACACAAATAGCATTTGATAATATGGTAACAACAAATATTGTTAGTTTATTTACTGGTGATGAAAAAGTATTAGATGTTTCTGAAGGTGCTAAAAAAACTATAAATGATGGTATTGTTGATGGTGTTAAAGTACCAAATAGTACTATAGGTAATGCAAAAGATATAATACTAGGTACACAATAAATGGCTATAAGTATTAACTCACAAGACTTTCGTGAAACAGCTCAAGAATTAGATGCTCTTGCTGCTCAGAAGTTATTGGATGAAGAAAAATATAATCAAATACTAACAGCTAAAGGTTTTGATAAGAATGAGTTTAAAGAAGCATACATAGAATATGCTGATACTCCTCCAGAAGAGTTAGATGAACAAGCTCAAATAACAAATATTCCTGTTGTTGATCCTATTATACGTACAGTAGGTAGAGCAGTTGGTGAAGCAGGAAGAGGTATTGCAGATACTACAGAAGATTTCTTTCCTGAGTTTAAAGCTAAAGTAGGCAGTTTTTTAAATACTGCAGGTGATTATGTTCCTGAAGTTGTTAAAGAATATTCTGATCAAATCTTTAATCCTTATCATGGTGATGGTGTGTATGGTAAAGCTGAAGAGATGGTTGGAAATATAGGTTCATATTTTATACCTGCTACTGGTATAATAAAAGGAGCAAGACTTGTTGGAGGTGTAACAAGAAATGCTAAGTTAATTAATTCTTCAGCTAGAGCAGCAAAAATTAATCAAGCTATTAAAACAAATAAAGTTTTAACTAATGCTACAAAGATTAAAGGTAAGTATGGTAGGATAGCTACAGTTGCTAAAAATTTAGCACTCTATGGTACAGCTTTTGCTGCAAGTGCTACAATAGTAGAAGACCCACAAGAGAATGCTGTTAATTTTTTATTAGAAAAGTTTCCTGAATCAACTTTAGCTTTAGAAAGTTTAGCTATTAATCCTAATGATACAGCAGCTCAACAAAGAGTACAAGCTTTTATAAATAATATGGGATTAGAAGTAACTTTTTTTGGAGGATTAAAAGGATTATCATTAACTTATAAAGGTATAAAAGCAGGTACTAAAAAAGTAATACCTACACAATTAAATAAACTTTTAACAGCTACTACTTCAAGAAGAGGAATGACAGATGATGTTTTAGCTAACTTTGTAAAGTATAATGCTGTAGCAAAAAATGCTTATGATACTGCTGTGGTAGAAAGTAGAGAGTTATCTAAATTAATGAAGAAAGATAAATTTGATTCTGTTGAAAACATTGCTGTAGTTAATGAAGCATTGGCTGGAAATAAATCAGCTCTAGCTCAACTGCCTTCTCTTGTTAAGCCTAAAGTTATAGGTATGAGAAAAGAAATTGATGACTTATCTGGATATTTTTTAAAAGAAAATAGAACATCAGGTGGTTTAAAAGTTACTATACAAGATAATTTAAAAACATATATTACACGTACTTTTGAGATGTTTGAAAATCCTTCTTATATTAGAGAAATGAAAAGTGTTCTTAAAAAAAATCGTAAGAATATATCTAACAATCAATTAGATCGTATATCTAATATAGGTATGAGAGATATATCTGATTATTTAATTAACACAATGAATCTTACACCTGCACAAGCAGCAGAAAATATAAATCAAGCATTAAAAAATTATCAAAAAGGTCCAGATGGTATTGGTTCTTTCTTATCTGACTTAGCAGGAACAGCATCAAGTAAAACAGGTTCTACTACAAAAGGATTTTTTAAAAGAAAAAAATTAGATGAAAAAGTTAAATCATTTTTAGGAGAAGTTAAAGATCCTAATCTTAATTATGTTAATGCTTATCAAAAGTTAGCTGTATATAAAGCAGAAGTAGATTTTTTAGAAACACTTGCTAAAGATATGATAGATAGTGGAGCAGCTAAAGAGTCTATAAAAAAAGGAAAGCAAATGTTTGCTCCTGAAGATGTAGGAAAGTTTGAATTAGCAAATGATGTTGCTCAAGAAAGATTGGCTAAAATTTTTGGTAAAGGTCCTATTAATAAAGGTTCAATAAAAAATCCTTTAGAAGGATTATATATAGATCCTAATTATAAACAAGCTTTAAAAGATGGGTTACAAGCTATTAATCCTACAGAAAGTAGTGCAATGAGGTCATGGCTTGCTTTAAAAACAACTTCTCAATTAGGTTTAACTGCATTAAATCCAGCTACACATGCTGTTAATGTATTTGGTAATAATATATTTATGGCTGCTAATGGATTTATTCCTGGTACAAGAGGTGCAGTAAATGCTGCTACATTTGTTGGTTCTAAACTATCTGGTTTAACTACTAAAAATCTTACACAAAAATGGAATAGATATAGGGAATTAGGTATTACAGGTAGTGATGTTTTAACAGAAACTATTAGAGCTAACATAAAACAAATGTCACGTGGTATTAATATGTATGATAAACCTTCAGTAGCTAGAAAACTTTTAACTTCTCCTTATAAAGTTACAAAAAAAACATTAGGTAAAGTTATAGATACATATCAACTTGAAGATGATATATATAAAATAATGCATTTTGAAAACACAATAAAGTATTTATCAAAAGCTTTTCCAGAAAGATCTTTAATTGAGATTGAAGAAATGGCAGCAAAAAGAACAAGAGATTTAATGCCTAATTATTTAATTGCTCCTAAGTTTTTAAAAAAATTAAGGAATAAACCTATAGGAGATTTTGCTACATTTGCTGCTGAGTCTACAAGAGTCGCTAAAAATCTAGTTGCTTATACAGTTGAAGATGCACTTAGTGGTAATCCTGAATTAATGTCTTTAGCTGCTAGGCGTTTAGGTGGAATGACTATTGCAGGTTTAGGTGCAGATGTACTACAAGCAAAGTCTCAAGTTATGATGGGCATATCAGATGATGAAAAGGAAGCTTCTTATATAGTAGGACCTTCTTTTAATTATAATGTTCCTCAATTTTATTTAAGTGGTGTAGAAGATTATAAAGGTAAAAAGGTTATAAGAAGTGTTTCATCAGGCAGTTTAGATCCATTTAGTTTTATTAAATCAGCAGCTAGGTTTACTCATAAAATATTAAATGATGATGAGATGTCATTAGAAAAAATAAAAAATATACGATATGAACCTGAACTTTTTAAATTAGGTATTTCTATGGTAGATAAAACTTTAGCTCCTTTTTTAGGAACATCTATAATAACAGATTCATTAGTACAAGCAGTAAAAGATGTAGATGAAGGTAATCCTGGAGCTGCTGTATATGGTGTAGGTGAAGCTTTACTTTTTCCAGGTGTAAGAAAATTTATACAAAATAGAGCAGAGTTTGAATCTCAAAAAGGTTATATTCCTGAAGGAGAAAGAACAAAAGGAAGATCAGATTCTTTAATATCTACTGAATATAAAGGAGTTCCTGGACAAACAGACTGGAAAGCATTGCTAGGTTTTAAAGTTAATCTACAAGATTTATCTTCTTCTGTTAAATATAATATAGGTTATGATTTAAATAATATAAATAAAAATAAAAAACTTTCTCAGTTATTAAAAGGTATAGATGGTCCTATACTTAAATTAAAAAAGTTTGGTAGAAATTTTGCAGGTGATAGAGCTGTTACTACTGAACAAGATTTAAAGAACGCTAAGAAATCAGATGAGTTACGTATATTAAGAGATGAAAAAAACATACGTATGTATGTAGAAGCTTATAAAACTTTAGGTTTTTCTATGGAAGATATTGTAAAGAATTTAAGAAATAATAATAATATAGATATATTAGTTAATATAGGATTAAATATGCATACACCTTCTAAGTTAACTTCTAGTGATATAGACAATTATCAAAAAAAATTAAAAAAATTAGGTATAAATTTACCAGTAGAGTACTTTCAAAAAATGGATGAAGCAACAACAGGTTCTAAAATAAACGAAGAGGATTAAGACAATGGAAGATATGACTATGCTTTGGAATGCTATACTTACATTAGCTGTAGGTGCATTCTTATGGTGGATTAAAGGTACAAATAATTCTATCAATGTACTAAGAAGAGATTTAAGAAACCATGCTTTAGAAGATGCAAAAACTAGAGAACATCTAGCAATTAATTATGCAACTAAAGCTGAAGTAAATAGTGAGATAGGAAAGATACTAACAAGATTTGATAAGTTAGAAGCTAAACTAGATAGGTGGATGGAGAAACATTAATGCATAAAAGATGGATATACTTTACTGAAGATGAGATGAGATGTAAAGGTTCAGGTAATGTACATATGGATGAAGACTTCATGACTAAGCTTGTAGCTATACGTGAGAAACTTAGTGCACCCATGACTATTACATCTGGCTATAGAGACCCTGAACATAATGATAGAGTAGGAGGATCTAAAAGTTCTGCACATGTAGAAGGTAAAGCTGTAGATATAGCGTGTTATGGAGACAAAGCTTTTAAAATTATACAGTTAGCTATTGAAGAAGGGTTTACTGGTATAGGTGTGAGTCAAAAAGGTCCTCATGGTGCACGATTTATTCATTTAGACACTATGGATATTAGTCCCCTTGTTGCTAGACCTTGGGTGTGGAGCTACTAACATGTGGTTCTCTAGGGTACTATGGTATACCAAAGGGTGTTAGAGGGCACTCCTGCCTCACTACAGAGCTAAAATATTTTAAAACAAAGGAATAAACCATGAGAATAGGACAAATAGCAGTATGGTTGCCAGTAGCACTAACTATTATTGGTGCAAGTTATGGTATGATAAACTTTGTTAATAATCTTAGTGGTGTAACTACAACTACTGAAAGAGAACTAGCTATACTTAAAGAGAAAGTAAACTCTATTGATAGTAAGTATACTATAGAAGTAAAAAATATTAATGATAAATATAATACTGCTAGAGAAGAACTTGTTGTAGAGATTACACAAGTAATAGAAAGAGTAGCATTAATGGAGGGTATTGTTAGATCTTCAGAACAACAGTACTATACTCTTAAAGATACACTACAAGATCAGAAGCATGACATACAGGAGTTAAATAGATTACTTAATGGAGGGTACTAATGCCTACATGGAACAGAGGTCCTTTCTGGGTAGCTTTATTTATATTTATAATTGTTATTGCATGGTCTGTTAAAAGCTCAAAAGCTATTAATGAATACCTTAATGACTCTGGTAATCATTGTAGTAGTGGATCAGCAGAACCTTATATAGAATTACGTAAAGGACAATCAGGTAATAGTTATCCACATTCTTATACTAATAATTATGATGGAGAATCAGAAGATTATGCTATAGGATTTAGATTTAGATTTCAATTAGGATCTAGTTGTACTAAAGAATATAAAAAAATGATGCAACAAAACATGAATTTAAAACAAGAGTTAGAATTATTAAAACTTTGTTCTCGTTATAGAGATTTAGATTTAGGTTCTAGCTTTGCTACTGTAAGGGAGAAATGTAAACATGTCAGAAAAAGACAAGTTGATACTGAAGAATAATCCAGACTGTAAATGTAATGAATGTAAGTGTGAGGTTAAAGAAGAAACTTTATTAACTAAACTTATTAAAGTATTGTCTACTTAAACTCACATAGTTCTATAAGTTTATTAACTTTATCTTTACCTAATATTTTTAAAGACTTAACAATACTTAGGTCTACAGTCTCAGGAGTCAGCTCTACTTCTTTATCATTCTTAACTCCTCTTACCTTAGACAATAACTCTAAAGCTTTTATAGCACTTGTAGCATTACCACTTCTATTAGCATTGTTATATTGTGCTTCTATTTCAGATATAACATCTACATTTGTTTCTAGTGTAGACTCAAGCTCTTCTATACGTTCTTTAATCTCTTCGTTATTTAGTAACCTATGACCTTGATTTGCAAAAGCTTGAGCACTACTACCTGTATAACCTGCAGCTCTAGCAGCTTCAGTAGCATTTCTATGTAGTATATAAGCTTGAGCAAAGCGTTCTTGTTTCTCATTAATAGCCATTAAATTTCTTGCTCTCTTTCTAATCTCCAAATATTCTCTTGTTTATTTTCATTTAAATCTGGATTAACATTAGGTGTAATCTTCCATAAGTTATCTCTACGATCTGTAGTATCACATTTTCCATCAACAATTTCAATGTCTTCAGGTTTATCTTTATCAAAGTCTATAATGTTATCATAGTAAGGACCTACTTGAGTTTGAAATGTATACGAGAGCATACGTTCACAGTTCTCTAAACTTAAATCTTTAGAGTAAGGTGCACTCTCAAATGTAGTACACTCCCCACGAAAACAAATGAGGAGTATAGCTACATGAAATATCTCAAGCATTATCTAACAGCCCAATGAAACAACCCTGCAATAAGTCCTGTTACTACTCCATAGTAAATAACATATGTTAAAGTAGTATCTTTATATTTATTATATAAATATTTTATATCATTAATCATTAAAATTTAAACTCCTGTTCAAAAAAGATAATACCATCATCATCTATATTAGTATCAAACTGATTAAGATCTTTACCAGTTTCTCTAGTCCAACCAAACTTGATAGTACTACCACTTACTTGTTTATACTTACCAAACAATCGCATTTTACTTTTCTGATCTTCATCCATATCGAAGTAGTATCTGTATCCTGCAGACCATCCAGGTAATGTACTAAACCCTTTAGACTCAGTAGCTTCTGCTTCTTTAGGCATTGTAAAAAATATAGAACCTATGACTATTAATGAAAGGACAAGGCATGCAATAATGTACTTGATTTTTTTCTTATTTTTCTTGGTAGTATCTTTAGATTTCTTAGCCATTTAATTTCTCCTTGTAAAGTATTAGCAGATGAGATCCACTCCCATTCTGATTCATTGTATGGAAACATAGTTTAGTTTAACCTTTTAAATTTATCGTAACTCCTAGCACCTGTATAACCAAGATAACCTACACCAAACAATGTAATAATAGGTTCAGGTATAGCTGAGAGCCAGCCATGAAAACCTTCTATTAATCGTAGTGCAAGTTCAGGATTAAAAGCATGAACAAGAGCCATTGGAATTGATGTTAATATTAATAAGTACACTACATATAAAAATGTAGGTCTTGCTCTGGATGTCCAAGGATCTTTTGACTGAGCTTCAGCAAGTATAGCTGATAACTGATGTTCTACTTCTTTTAATTTTCCTTCTTGTGCTTGTTGAATTAGCTGTAACTTAGCAGCTTCTCTAGCTTTAGGATCAGGTACAACTCTATCTATAACCTCTCCTACAACAGGCAGTAGTTGTGTTAATAAACTAAGCATGTTAATCTCCTTTGATACATGTCCCTATTATACCTTCTTTTGATGTACAAGTCAAGTATATTTTTAAATCTTTGTACTCTTTCCATATACCTTTCATTTTATTTACCCACCATTTATTATCAAATAAAGAAACATGTACATTCTCTCCCTTATATTTACCTGTAGTAAATGTTTTTAAAGCAGGTTCACAAGATATGTTTATAAAGACTGTTGAACTAGATAGACTAAATATCTCTCGTATTATCCAATCTAAATCTTCTTCAGGTATATGTTCTAACACATCAGTACATATTACCATGTCATGTTTTTTAGTAGGTAGCTTATCATGTTCTGGTACACCTGGATCATATAAGAATAAATCTTCTATACCCCACCATAAATGTAAAGGTTTATCAAAGTTAGGTATCTTTCCTTTATGATTAAGATTTTTGTATTGTTCTTTGTAAGGATACCCTTTGCCACAACCATAATCTAAAATAGATTTACATTTATTATATTGTATAATGCCATATATATCTATAGCAAAAGGTATTAAACTTATACCTTGAAACTTAGCATCATCTTCATGTAAATGTTTATAAGCTTCTATTAATTCTAAATACTTTTCAGAAGGTTTAGGTTTTGTAGGTAATACATAGTTATCCATTAAATGTTTCCTCAAATGTTTTTGGTTTAGGTTGTAAATTCCATAGAGCAGCTACCAATGTACCTTTACCATAGAAATTTAAATTCATTTCCATAGGTGGATTAGCAAATGTTCTTTCACAGTCTTGTGCCATAGCAAGAAGTTCTCCTGTAGTCCAATACTGTGTATCTCCTATACCTACTTTAAAATATTTAGGTTTAGGTTCTTCATCTTCAGCACCTGTAGTTTCTTTCTGTTGTTCTTTAGTAGGTTCTTCCATGCTACAATCAAATCCAAACAAGTCAAAGTGTCTGAATCCCATAGTATGAAAGATACCTAAAGCTCTCATAGCAGCACATGTACCACCTGTAATAAGAGTAGCACCTTGAGGTATACCTATAGCAGGATTAAGAGTAACAGAATTATTATGTACTGCTTTCTTCTGTTCTTCTGGATCACGTAATGATTCTGTAAATGCATGCCATCCATGTATTTCTGCACCTTTAGATATTAAATGTTCAGTAACAGAAGGATCAGTCATGGAAGCTACAAAGAATTTAGTTTTCTTTTCTACCTTTTTAAATAAATCTTTTCTTACTACACCATGTGTACTTGTACCTGTAATAGGTCTAGGGTCTAGTACAATACATGCCCAAGGAAGTATACCATTATTAATAAGTGTAGGATAAGAATGTTTAACACATACAATTTTACTATCAGGATTATTTTTTATATGTGCTTTTAATTTAGGTATATTTAAATAAGGACCACCTGATACAAGTGTAACATTACCTTGATGCATAGGAAATTTACCTAGCCAAGTCTTTATAAGTTTTAAATTAGTTCTAATGTTATCCCTAATAAAATCTTTAGGTACACAATCTCTAGGATGTACTACAATAGGAACACTTAATAAACCTTTAGGTATATCTTGTAATTTTTTATCAGTAAGTATAACAGTAAGATGTGTAAAACCACCACCTCTTACTTTATCTTGAGAAGGTAATACCCATCTACGTACTCCATCTTTTTTTCCTTTAGGTAAACTATCAAAAATTTTATTTGTTCCTTGGTATTGTTCAGGAGCATTTATTTTTTCTTCATCTTCTCTAAAGAAATTATCAATAACAATAATAGGATTATGTTTTAAATTATCATAGTCACTTCTTGTAGTAGCTATACTATTACCACCACCTATTAAAACAAGATCAGCATCTAAATCTGTACGATCTTTTAGTATATCTTTTGAGTTACCTTTCCCTAACTCAAATGTAAAGACTTTCTTTTTCTCCATCATCCTAGCCCTGAAGTCTTGTAATCTTTTTATAACAGCACTCTGAGTATTGTGTGCTTTAAGATTAAATTCTTCTGAATCTGTTTCTAAAGTACCATCTTCAAATAAATCAAACCCTCTATACAATAGTTCATCTTGACTTTCAAAAGCAGCAAGAGCCATTTCAATAGCACGACCACCATTCCATGTCCCTACTTCTATTATAGACTTAGGTTTATATTCTCTAATAACATCAGCTAATTGTTTATATCTTGTAGGCATAATGTCTTGAGATGTTTTATCTTCTGATAAAGCAACTAATCTATTACCATCATTATCTCTAATAGGATTAAGACTTATATTTTCTATACCTTGAAAGTGTGTAATGTAATCTTTAATTTGTTCAACAGATTCTATATGCATACCATGAGCTTTATAAATATTTAAAAGCCTTTCCATTAAGAAAGAGTCATGCCATTCTCTGTACTGTAGTAGTTCTCCTGAGTTATAAGCACCACGTAAGTCACCAAGTAAATCAAGAGCAGGTTTCTTATTTAAATTAAAAGCCATGAAAGATGTATCAAGATACCTAGAACCATCAGGATAATCTCTTACACCTGAATAAGCTATATCACAATCATCATTTAACATATTAAGTATGTCTTCAGGTACTAATCTTTTTTGACACATAGAATCAGCATCAATCCATATCAACCAACCTGCATCTTTAGATTCTTCTGCTAATTCAAAAGCTTTCTCAGTCAAAGCAAATACTTTATTGCACCATTTAGTAGCATCTAATTTCCAGTTGTAAGGAATTTGTCCTTTCTCTGTACCATCATGTGTTATATTTACTTCTTTAAATAGTTTATAATCTTCTATCTTTTCTAATTTTCTAAAAGATACTGAGTTATTTTCTAGTATAGAATAGTTTTTTAAATCTAAATTATGATAGTAACATGTTACATTTATATCAGGTTTCCAATTATCTTTAATTGATTTAAGTAAATGATGTCCTGCAATTTTATAAATATCTTCATTAAAAGAAGTAACAAAATTTATCTTCATATCATGTAGTCCTTATCCATTTTAATTATACCTTTAAGCTTTAAGTAGTCTGCATCATTACACCATTCAACAGCATACTTACCTTCTACTTCTCCTCTTGGTTTCCAATCTTTAAACCAAGGACCACCTGTAGTAAAGTGTACATTCTTTGCATCCATGTCTGGTGGTGAATGACCATCTAACCAATTCCATTCTTCAGGTATTCTACCTATGTCTGCTTCTTTATCAGGCAACCAACCAAAGCCATGTAACCATCTACCTGTTTGTGTATTAACTACTTCAGGTGTAAGCTTTCTATTCTCACTATGTCCACAATTAAACATTATAAGACTAGACCAATTCTTTCTGTTGTATTGGTGTTGTTCTTTACCATCCATTTTTGTTTTATTTTTTGGGTTGTAGTCATGATGAACACACCATACAGGATAGTAATCCATATCACACATTTCAAATAGCTCATTTACATCAGCACGTAAATACATATCTGAATCCATAAATAAAGCTTTACCTTCATATAAATTTAAAGCAGGTACTAAAAACCTACTAAAGCTAAACTCAGTTGAGAAAGGTCTGCCATCTATAACATCATAAGGCTGTCCTTTTATTAACTCAGACTTACGTTTGTACATTCCTGTAAGTTCTAATAGATCTTTTCTTAATGGTACAACACGTATGTTATTACCTGATATTCTTTCTATGGTAAACTTTAAAACTTCATATGCTGTATCTTCTTTGGGGTCATACCCTATATAAACTGTATTCATTTTATCTCCTTATTATGAGGGAGCGAAAGGAAACAAAACACTCCCTCAACTTTAATGTAATTATGCCATAGTTTAATTTAAAAGTCAAGAACTTTTATAATCTACCTACTCTATGGTGAAGAGATAATAACTTCTCTTCTACTTCTTTATTAGGAGGTGAAGCATATTTTAAATAATAAGCTATCACCTTTCTAATTAATTCAACATCAGCAGTAGCTATTGCAGGTTTACTTTCTTTCATTATATATCCACCAACTCACATACCCCTGCAGTACATGCAAGTTCTTGTGATCCTTTCGTGTTATCTTCTTTTTCAAAGTCTTTTAACTTAGCCCAGTTAATACTAGAAGGCATAGCTTTTACTAACTCTTTATAAGTTTTCTCATCTATATCTTGATAAGGTGCTTGTTGATATGTATGGTCAGAGAAAGGTAAGAAAGATACACCACTTAGATACTCAAAGTTTTCCCAACACCATGCACCTACTGGAACCCACTCTTCTTCCTTAACACTAATAGTTACAGAAGGTTTATGTTCACACCAATGCTTGGCATATGTTTTCCATATCTCTAACTGTTCTATAGCTGTCATGTCTGTCCTACATACTGAACCTGAAGGAGCTTTCATAGGAAAAGAGAATACAGTAGTATGTTCTGTCTTCATTACATCAGGCTCATTAGGTATACCACATGACTTCATAAACTCAGTCAATGGGTCTTTGTTATCACCTCTTACTGTTCTAATGTAATAAGGATTATGTCTAGCATGTATACCACTAGCACTATCAACTAACTGACTCACAGTACCTGAAGGTTTAACACAAGTAATAGCTGTTGATTGATTGATGTTAAACTTCTCAGCATATTCTTTGTTACACTCTACTGCTACCTTTTTAAGTTTCTCTAATGTCTTAGCAAGTCCTGTTTCTCTGCCATTAAGTAATTCAGAATCCATAATACCAGTAAGAGATACACCAAGTAATCTTTCTTCCTCTGTATTATCTTGCCATACTTTTCTTAGGTAGCCAAAGTTAGTAAAGGTAGATTGTATAGTACCTAGTAAGGTAGCTACTTTAATCTTTCTTGTAAGAGTATTAATAGTATCTCCAGCACGTACTACTATCTCTGTAAGGTTACAAAACTGATTAGGTCTAAGGATAATTTCACTACAAGGATTAGTACCAAAGTCCCAGTTAGATTCTCTTCTACCATTCTCAGCAGCTTTCTTTTGAGCAGATGCTCTACTAAAGATACCTCTCTCACCTGACTTACTTTCATACAAGGACAACCATTCCTTCATGAAGATACCTGGATCAGGTTTCTCTGTATAAGCAACAGAGTTATTAGCTAAAGCTCTCTCTGGATTAGTTGACCACCACTCACCTGTCTTAGCTGTACGTATACGTTGGTCTGATAAGTTAGATAAAGATATAAGAGCTGACCTACGTACTCCACCTACAACTACAACCTCACCTGTCTTACATACTATGTCATGACATTCCATAGAGGAAAGTTTTCTACCTCTTGATTCTTTAAACTTAGTAATAGTAAAGTCAAACAAATCTACCAAAGGTTGAGGACCACTAGCTCTACCACCAAATGTTTTAAGTCTAGCACCTGCAGGTCTAACCTTAGATACATTTATCTTAGGTACTCTACCTGTGTATAGGTAAGCTATCAAATCTCTATAGGCTCTTGCCCATCCATCTTTAGAATCAGTAACAGAAACAACACTATCTATGTACTCAAACTCTACATCAGGTACAGTAGGTAGCTTGTCAGCATACTGTCTCTCAACAGAGAAGCCTACACCAGTACCATTCATAAGAATATATAACACCTCATCAAATGCTCTTGGGCTATCAATAGGAATATAAGAACAGTTATAACCTGATACATGTTCTCTATCTAATGCTTTACCTGCAGTCATAAGAGCTCTCATGCTTGGCATAACTTCAAGAGATAAAATAGATTCTTCTATTTCATTCCACTCTTTATCTGTAACTCCTCCTTCATAGTTAGTATCTATATGATCCTTAAAGAAAGACACAAGTCTTCCTACTGTTTCACTCCATGTTTCTCTTCTACCTTCTTCTTCTATCCATCTAGAATACCTAGACATGTGAATGAATGATTGGTACTCAGTAGGTAAATAATTACTACCCATTAATGATGCCATCTATTTTTCCTTTCCATATTTCTTTTCTAATATTAACTCTGCATAGTGTATTACTTTTCTAATATCTTCTATACCATTTTTTGTTTTGTGTCTAGTTATATACTTTACTATATTACCTTCTAGAAAGTCAAGCTTATTTTCTACAATATAATCTACAGGTTGTATAACACAATCTTTATAATGACTACCACCTATTTGTTTATCAGTAGCTTTACCATACTCATACTCATGTGTACCTTCTATTGCTTTTTCTTCTTGATTTTTTCTATACATATATTGTTCATAGCTCTCACGACTTGTCGAGAACTCTTCTGATTCTTTGTCTGACATATTTTATTTCCTTTGAATTAATTACTTTAATTGCGAAACTTCTTGTATAGTCTGCATCCATACCTGCATTCTCACAGACATACTCAAAGTTATCACACGTTACACCAACACTACAGAAGAACCAAGCACGTGCATGTTGTCTCTCAACACTTGTACGTGATGATTCTACTATAGTCTTTTCTTTTGTTGCATCTAACAATGCTTGAAAGATAACAGAAATAAATAAGATTCTTTCAGGACTTGTAAAAGTTTCTTCTTCTAACTCTGTTATTAATTCAATGTACTCTTCATCCATTTTATTCTTCTTGTGCTATCTCATCTCTAAATGTATCTATTAACATAGACGCAGCTTCGTCTGCTTCAGCAGCTAACTTTACTTGTTTAATAAATTCATCAACTACTTGTCCATGTTCTCCTATGCCACTAGGATGTTTTAAGTATATACGTGCATTAGTAATAGCTTTATCTCTTTGAGATTGAAACTCAGCTAGTGCTGTGTCGTACATTGCTTTTTTAATTGACATTTTTTACCTCCTTTCTTTCTACAGGTCTAAAAAATTTACCACCTATATAATTATTATAATATTTATTATTGTCTGAACCTTCAACACAATCAGTTAGTACATTATACTTTACTTGATAAGCTAACTCATAGTACTTTAAACTTCTTTTGTTTTTAAATTCATCAATCACTTCAAACTTAAAATTTTTCTTACCTACTTTTTTTATATCTTCTTTTAAATATTTTGAAGAACCCATATAAGATTGCCATCTTGATTCTCGTTTTGACTTGCCAATAAAGTATTGTTTACATCCTATATATTTCTTTTCTGTTTGTAAATTAGTAATGATATAAACAAATCCAAACTTATCTAAGTCAGGAACAAAAAGTTTTTTAGTTCCATATTGAACCCAATGACTTACCATTCAGTTATCTCCTCCACATTAGGTTCTTTTTTAACTTGTGTAAGATACCTCTTACCATTTGAATAATTAAAGACACGTAATCCCTTACCTTCATTAGCATCACTCCAACAAGTACGATTGTGCGAACAGTACAAGCAACCAATAGCAAGCTTACGATTACCACTAGCCCCATCAGGTAGATCACTATAACACCTGTCTGGTGGAGAGTCTTTCTCAACAGTTTCTTTAAGATATTTAATTCTTTCTTTAACATTAATCATCTCCATTGAATGAACACGAGTTAAACAGATGCTTCCATGTTGTTTATCTATAGCTAAAAAAGCAGCTTCATCTACACCATTACCTTCAGCATAAGCAGAGATTTGTGCTATGTATCCAAAGGGATCATCAGTAGCTAGATTATCATTAGCAAACTTTTGAAAACTTTTACCTGATGCACTCTTACAATCAACCAATACACCATCTATCACACAGTCTTGATGTCCTACAATACCATGTACATTAACTTGTTTCTGTAAGTCAGTTACCACATGTCCAGAAAGTCTAGCTAAAAGAATTAAGACATCCTCTAACAGATGACCATACAAAAATTTAATTCTTGTGTTAGACTCTAAAGGTTTAGGTTCCTCTTTAGAATTTTTCTCATACCATAATTGTCTAGCAGGTTTGCCTATAGCAGATAGTCTTAGCCTACCTCTTTCTCTAGGTTTCTCATTAAGTAAACCTTTCAATGTTTTCTTTACACTCTCTGTAAAAGAGTTTAGATGAGCATCAACTTCTTCTTCTTTTAAATTTGAATCAACAAGAGGATTAAATAAATCATACATATCTTGTACTAAAGTATCAATAGTTTTCATAATAGAAATGGGAAGATAAACTATACCTTCCCATCCTTTCCTATTTAATTGTTATGCAAAATCTAAGTCAGCATCTTGCTTGCTTTTATATCCATCTTCAACTACATCAAAGTCACTAAGCATGTCATCATCTAATGACTCAGGTGCAGGAACAAAGTTTACAATCATTACTGCTTTCAAGTCACCAAATGTACCATAAGGTTTATGCTCATACGTAGTGTACTTTACATTAACTAATGAACCATTACCAACTTTAGCTTCTGTAAAAGGAAGCTTGTCAGCACCTACAACTTTAGGTGGATCTTTCTTCTCTCCTGTTTTACCCCATGTAGTCTTAGCTTTTATAGTAACAAAGTTACCATTCTCATCACCTTTATTCTTAATAGATAGCCCATCTTTCTGAGCTATAGCAGTATTCTTTTCGTCAAGGTTACATACATCAATACTCCATTCACCTTCCTCTTTAAATTTAAAGTTAGGTTTAATTATATGTGCCCAGTTAGCTGTTCCTTGTATTACACTCATACGTGTACTCCTTTTCTGTTTATTAATAAAAGAATTATGACATGGCTCTTTAATATTGTCAAGAGTTTTATTCATAATAAATGTATTATTTAGTTTTAATATATAACTCATCTCAATTCTTGAGATAAGGTCTTGTTTTCCTTGATGTTTTCTACCCCATGTTTTGTAGTTAGCATCTCTGTAGCTTTCTACTCTAGTGCTTTTATCTACAACTTTGTCAGTTAATTCTACTAACTCTTTTGCGATACACCATACATAGTCATGCTCTCTTTCAAATACAAAGTAATCACAGTCACCATAAAGCCAACCTTTCTTACCTATTGTATTTAGAAACTCAACAACAATCCATGCGTCATCAAAAACTCTTTGTTTATTACCTGTTCTTCTAGCCTTTACATCTACACTAACTGTCTTGTTATCTTTAGTAAGATATAAATCTATATGTTTATATATGTTAGTGTTATCATCAGCTATCTCAACTGTATATCCATGCTCTTTAACAGTCTTTATAAAGTTATTTTCTACCTGTATACCTCTTGTTATATACTGAGCATGATCTTTTCTTCCTTTAAATTCTTTAACTTCCATGTTATTCTCCTTTATAATATTTTACTAATCTTTCTGCTGATTCTAAATCATCTCCTATACTTCCTTTAGAAACATTGCAGGAGTTACATAACCACCCTCTAATCTTACCTGTTATATGATCGTGATCTAAACACCACACATTTTTTCTTTTAGATTTATGTTCTCTAGGTTTATAAGTAGAAACATCTACAACTATTTTATTTGTTTTTAATTGTTTTTCATTTCTTAAACATACAGGACAACAGTAATTTTCTTCAGGAAGTTTAACTTCCCTTCTTCTTTGCTTATACTTTGAATTTCTTTTTGATTCGCAACTCTTACAAACTCTTGATAATATTCCCAAATTATCAGTCATAAAACTTTTAATTGGAAAGTTCTTAAATGGTAAAGTTTTTTTACAGTCTTTGCATTCTCTGGTATCTGTTTCCAAATCATAAACAATATCTTTCTCGTATGGAAATAATATTAACTGTTCGTTTAGTGTGTCTCTGCCCATGTCTTACCTACCTTCCATTCACTATCAAGAGGACACTTCATGTGTAGCTCTTTCTCTGTATCTTTCATAGCATCTTTAGTTATCTGTCCAAACTTTTTAACATCTGTGTTTAGAACTTCAAACTGATACTCATCATGAATACTAGCTACAAGTTTAGCATCAAGCCCTAGTGTTCTTACTCTTGTCATTATATTAATAAGCCATATCTTACATACAACTGCTCCTGCTCCTTGTAATAAAGTATTCAATGCACTATGTGCACTACGTATATGTAGTAATCTACCATCTATACCTTTAATCTTTCCTTTAGCTGATGCTTTAGTTACACCATCACGTACTCTTTTTAAAGCTGTCATACTTGATAAGAAATTATCTATTAATCTTTGTCCTTCTTTAGCACCTTCTCCTACTATCTTTCCTATTTTAGCAGCACCTGCTCCATACATAAAGGCATATATAAAAGTCTTTGCCTGGTCTCTATCAGTTAGACCTGCCATCTTCATGTTGTGTGTATGTATATCACCTGTTAATAGTATGTCTGTAAATGTAGTATCATTCATGTAGTGAGCTAAACATCTTAACTCTAATCCACTAGCATCAGTACCTACAATAGAATGAGTAGAGGTATCTTCTACTGTCCAACAATCTCTACACTCTTTACCATAAGGTGAACGTACTGCAGGTATTTGTGCCATGTTAGGAGAGTTGTGAGACATACGACCAGTAATAGTTTTAAGTGTCATTACTCTACCATGTACTCTACCATCATTATCATCACATGCTTTTATCCATGACTTAATTTGTGCTATACGTTTCTGTAATAGAAAATACCTAGAGAACTTTCTTGCTTCAGGCATATCTATTGTATCTAATACAGCTTCATTAATAATGATATTACCTTTATCTGTATGTTGTTTAGGTTTCCATCCTATTTTAGATAATCTATCTGCTATCTGTTGTCTTGAACCTATATTAAATGGTATGTATTTTGTTTTTGTTACTAACTCTACTACAGTAGGATCAAAATGTTTAACAGACCACGTAACTAATTCAGTTGCTTCATCTTGTAAAAGATTTAATAAGTTCATAGTTTTTTTCATGTCTAAATAAAAACCATTACGTTCTTGTTTGTTTACTATAACTCTTACATCATGTTCTATCTTAATAGAATAAGGTGAAAAGTTTTTTCCTTCTTTCTTCATCTCATTTAATAACTGATGTGTTATATTAACATCTTGTTTACAATACTCTAACATGTCTGGTGTGTACACTTCAAAGGTATCAACATCTCCTTTAGGAAAGCCTAGTCTCTCTCCCCATGCTTTTAAAGAATGACCATCACGTATAGGATAAAACAACTGAGACAATACAAGTGTATCTAAAACTTGATCAGGTTTAATGTTAGTACCTAGCAATCTATTACACACAGGTGCATCAAAAGATAAACCATTATGCATAATAAATTGCTTGACACCTTGTGCCCAAGACTTGAACTCAGTTACCAAGTCTGGAGGAAAAGGATAAACCCTCCCTGAGTCTATGTCTTTAGCCACAATACAATGAACCTTAGTTGCATTCAAGCTGTCTGTTTCTATATCAACTATTGCTCTCATCATCTTTCCAATCATACCAATACTCATTATATAATATCATGGGAGTTCTATCACCTACCCATACATTAGTAATATTAAACTGAGCATATTCGTCTGCTTCTTCCCAAGACATACCATCTCTTTCTCTTAGTATCTTACATATCCTACTATAAGAATATACAAGTAAAGGTGGTGAATTAAATTGTTCTCCTTTTCCTATAATAGCTTTATCAAAACCATCTATAGAGACAGCTTCAGCATCTAGTCCACACCAGTTACACTCTTCACCATTACCTACTTCTAACTCTTCTTGTTCTGTATGACAATAATGTTTCCACATTAAAATGGTGCCTCCTCTCCATTGTTATTATCTATTTCGTAAGGATTGTCAATCTCTTTCATACGACCAGTCTCTTTATCATAGTAAAGATGTGTAGCTACACCTGTCTCACCAGTATATCTATTCTTTAGAATACGTATGGTGGTAGTGTTAGAAGCTACCTCATCATCTGCTTGTTGATTACGTTCTAATCCTATCACACTATCAGATAGATGTGCTATAGATGCAGAGCCACGTAGATGTGAGAGAGTAATCTCTTTACCATTCTCATGTCCTGCATCACCTGAAGGTCTACGTAGATGGGATACTAATAGTAATCCTACACCTGTCTGCTCTACTAATGAACGTAGCTTAGTCATCAGTACATCAATAGATTTTCTTTCATCTCCTTCTTCCTGACCTGATACTAGGATAGAGAGATGGTCTAGGAATATCCACTTGCAATCCAATGCTTGTGCCATGAACCTAACCCTTGCAAGTATCTCATCATTAGATGTAGAACCAAAATGGTCAAAGGCAAAGAACCTACCAGTACCTATAGTATCATCAAACCATTTATCTAATTTGTCTTGACTATACTTCTTACGTATCTCATTAATATAGAGTCTTGCATTAGCTTCAACAGACATAATATTAAATGCTGTGTTCTTTGTGTTCTCTTCTAGTGCTAGGATACCTACATTATCTTTTGTATTCTTTAACATATGATGCATCAACTCACGCATGATAGAACTCTTACCCATACCTGCACCTGATGTTAAAGTAATCAGCTCACCAGTACGCATACCATAGGTCTTCTCATTAAGTTTAGCCCAAGGAAATAGTACAGTCTCACAATACTCTTCTTCAAACAAAGTATCCTTTAACTCTTTTAAGTTTACTATACCTGCAGGAGTATAAGTCTTTGCATTCCACCATGCTCTTGAGAACTGCTCACGTTTATTCATCTTGAGATATTCGTTAGCATCTTTATGTTCCATGTGCATGACCTTACACTTGTTAGGTGAAAAGAGTTGGGCTACCTTCTCACTTGCTTCTCTTCCTTGCTTATCCATATCAAAGGATATAACTATCTGGTCAAAGCTATCAAGATATTCAAATGCTTTCTTACAATCACGTAGTGCTGACTGTGCTCCATTCTTTATAGATACACATGCCCACTTACTACCTAGTAATTCGTAGGCAGACATAGCATCTACTTCACCTTCAGTAATAGTAATGTACTTTCCTTTAGGTGCAAAGATATTCTGACCAAACAATCCTGCATTAGTTAGATTACCTTCAGACCACATATCTTTAGTAGCTACCTCACGTACCTTATTAGCTATGTTGTTACCACCTTCATCAAAGTATTTATAGATATGATGTGTGTTCATACTACCTTTTACTTTAACATCTGTATTATATTTATGTGCTGTCTCTTTAAGAATACTACGTTCACTCAACGCACCTAGTGTACCAAAAGTCTTGATAGCATTCTCTAGTCTTATAGGTATTATTTTCTCAGTTTCCATATCATTTCCTTTTTTAAATCTTGTTTCACATGAATAACAATAGCTATGACCATCTGAATAGATTGCCCTTGCATCACTTGAACCACACTTGGAGCATGCTCCTTTACTTATTAATTTATTATCCACATCATTACTCCAAATCTTTAAATGCTTTGTCCCATAAGTCTTCAACAAAGTCAAGTTGGTCTTTCATCATTTCTTTAGCATCTCTTTTAGCATTACGTTCTGCTTCATTTAAATCGTAACCATCATCAAGATACTCACGTAGAAGTTCTTTATATATTTTATTATATTCTTTATCCCATAAATTAATAGGCATATTAGTCCTTTCTTTTGTATGCTCTTGGGTCATCAGACCATACGTGGTCTTGAAAATGTGCAGGCATATCACTACCATCATCATGTTTATATTCAGATAGTTTAGGTGCTATACCAAAGGCATCTTTCATATCATCTATTAAATCTTCAAGTTGTTTTAAATCCCATGCTCTAACAAATCTAATATCAAAGTCATCAAAAACTTCTCTACCTGCATTAAATAAATCTAGTAAGTGTTTCTTTTGTGCTTCATCTAAAATCATAGCACCATCTTTTTTTATTGCTCTAGCCATTATAGTTTCCTTTTCTTTTTGTTGTTGTTGTAATTCTTTATGTAACCAATCAGTAAATTTATTCTCACTCATCTTTATCTCCTTTTATATGTAAAGCATCAGGATTTTCATTAGCTCTTTCTGCCCATTTAATTTCTTGAAGATGTTTAATACGTATATGAGCATCACGTAATTGCATCTGTAATTCTTTTACATTTCTACGTAACACATCTAATTCTGTTTGTGCCATTTGTTTCTCCTTGTTGCAAGGTGACTAGTCACCCTATTGAACTCTTATTATTTCTAAACCATCATCATCATATTCTACAGCATCAACTCCACTATTAACATATAACTTTTCTATATAATCTCTTGCATCATGTGAAGATTTAAAATACATAACATCACCATTGAACTTTGCTAATGGTTCTAATATAATATCTTTATCTTGAGATATAAAAGCTATTACAAAGTTTTTATTCATGTTCGTACCTTACATTACTTCTTGAAACATGTCAAGTTTATTATCCATCATACGCACCTAAGTTTGCAAACTCTTGTCCCATAATATCAAAGTCAACATCTATCTTATACGCACCACTAGCATACCAATCTGGCATAGGTCTTGTCTTCTCCCACTTAGCTATATCTTTCTTATCATTAGCATAGTATCTTCTGTATGATAATACAGCATTATCTTCTTCTTTATGTACATCTGGCATACATAGTGGGTGTGGTGTACCTTGTCTGCTCATGTGTTCAAAAGCAAAGCCAACATTATCTATTGTTAAGTCCATGATAATAGCTTGGCACTTGTGTATATTGTTATACCTTCTGGTGTACTCAAAGCATAGCTCCATGCCATGTCTCCATAGCCAATCATAATTATGTGCATCATCTCCTGCCCATAGTGTACATGGGTGGTTTCTATGTGCTTCCTTGTATGGTACTCTATCTGCTGAACCATACCTATGCCATACAGAACACAACATCTGTGCAGTTTCTAATGGCATCTTTACTATGTGCTTATCACATTGCATCTGTGCAGATATGATAGGGTCTTTGTCTAATACAAATATGTTCATCTGTGTAACACTCCCAATTTAACTAACACATCTAATTCTTTGTTAATTTTTTGTAATACTTCACGTAAATTATTGTCTTTAAATTCACAAAGTAATTCTATACTATCGTCAGCTACAGAAAAATCTTCCTCTTCCCATTCCTTTTGTTCCTCTTTCCAATTTTTAACATCTTTCTCTGTGCCAAAAGAAATAGTATATGCTTGGTCGTCATGAACTTTTCTAATATATATTTTAGTCATTAGCTATTCTCCTTAAATAATTTCTTTTTTATTACTGCCCATGCTTCTTCTAGTTCTTCACGTTCTGCTTTGTTCTCTTCAGTATCCTCATGGATACAAGTATTAACATAAGATTGTAAAGCAAAACCTACAGTTGTTATTGCATCATCTATCATTATCATTCTCCTTTTGCATTTCACTTTCCTCCTCTATTTCTTTTTCAATTTCAGCAAGGCATTCATAACACATATAATTATCATCACATGGTATACGATTAACAAATCTACCAGAGCCAAAGCTAGTATCTTCACCACATACTTCACATGGTTGTATACCCATTTGCTCTGGAGTTTTAGACCATGTCATTATACATTCTCCTCTGTTTCTATATCTCCAAACCATTCATCAATAGCATTGGCTACATGGCTAGGCATATCATGATTTAGTCGTACTAATTTAGGACTATCATTCCACTCTACATATAGTTGATAGCTTACTATGTGTCTGTCTGTAGTTGGTATTGTATTTATATCTCTACTCATCTTATTAGGCATAATGATACTCCTCAAAAAATTCTTGTATTACTCTCAAGTCTTTGTAAGTATGTTCTTTTAATTTAGATGTTGAAATTTTATCAGCACATTCCACACCATAATACTCTTCATAGTGTCTTTGCTCATCACCTATCCAATTGTCATGCAACATACCAAAATGTTTTTCAGCTAATTGTTTATCACTCATTGTCTAACTCCTCTAGCCACTCCATAGCTCTCTCTATTAGCTCACGTGCTTCTATTGCTTGTGTATGTGCTTCACTAGCTTGTATCTCAGCCTCATTAGCACTATCCACAGCTCTATCTGCATATTCTTTTGCTTGTTGTAATGTATTTGAAACATTACCTATACTGTTTTGTAAGTCATTCATGTTGTTCTCCTTCACTATAGTATTGATTGTCTAAATCTTCTGTTCTTTCTTTATCTTTATTTTGTTTATCAATCCACTTATTATATTCTTCTTGTTCTTCTTTACTTACATCACTTGCTGATACAAGTATATCTTTATTTACTTTATGCATGTCATACTTCCTTTCATTAGTTTCCATGTAGTATTATCTATCACTACAGTTTCTTCATCTATCTTTTTATACTTACTTTCTAGCATATCCCATAGTCCTTTATGTGCTTCAATAAAACTATCAGCATCTAAGTAAGTTTGTATTTCTTTATACTCCACTCATCACCTCCTTATATCCTTCTTGTAACCACTCAGAAACATATTCTTCTTCATGGTCTGGTACGTTGTGTTGTTTAATAAACTCATTAGCAAACTGTTCAGAAAAGTTATACCCTTTATTTAAAAAAGATAATGCTTTATCTCCATACTTTTCTTCTAGTTCTAGTAAGTAACTGTTCTGTAATGCTGTCATGTATTCTCCTTTATTTTATCATCATTAATTATAAAATTATCTATAGCTGTTCTCTCTATAGTAGTCAAGCTGTCATTAGTTAGTACATAATTAAGCAATGCTTTAGCTTGTCCAAATCTATAATGTATATTTGTTTTGTATGTAGTATCTTCTTTCTTTTTAAATGGTATCACATTCATTTCATTATCCTCTCACGTTATATGGGTTACCATTCTCATGTGCTTCAGCTACATAATCTCTCATCATGTTCTCTTCTTTACGTATATCATATTGTTCTTTTGTTATACTAAAGAATGCACCTAGATATTCTTTATTGTTATAGAAATCTATCATATCTCTATAGAATAGATAGCCATACTTAAACTTTCTTACATGTTCTGTATAGACATTATCTAAATCTGTTTCATTTACTTGTGCATACATAGGTTTTAATGTGAGCATTGTTTTAAATGTAGCCCACCATAGCTCATATTTTTTATACTTCATTGTATGTTTCCTTCCATTCTTCTGTTGCTGATATTAACTCTGGATTAGTGTCTAGTATTTCTTTTATGTAAGCATCACCATATTCCCAACTATCGTAGGTCATAGGAGATTTGCATGCAGTATACCACCTAGCATAAGGGTTCTTATCTTCATTGTCTTTGTGTTGCCATGTCTTTAAAATCTTCCATTCAAAGTACATACCACTATCTGTTACTACTCTGTATGTAGCATATGCATTGTCAATGTTTTTTGATTTACCAAATTTATTCTTCATGTTCTTTCCTTTCAATAGGGTGACTAGTCACCTTGTTATGTTACCAAAATGGTAACTGTTAATGTTGTATGATAGATATATCTTTAGTAACTTTAGATGTCAAACCACTACACATCATACAATCTACACAAGGTACAAGTTTCTTAGTACCTCTTGCATTCCTATCAGATAAACAACCCACTTCATTTGGTTGCACCTCTTCATTCTTTTTCCTTACTCTAAAAGTTCTGTATCCTAAAACATTAGCTTGAAACATTTCTTCTGATGTATCAACACTTGCCATAAGATATTTACTATATCCTATATACTCTAAGTTTTTCCATTGGTGCGTGTAACCAGTAGTGCCTAGTGTAAATTTTAATATAGTATTCCATACCTCTAGTGGTACGTGTACTGGGTCACCATACGAGCCAAGCCTTACCTTCTTATAAGCTAATCTTTTCTGCGCTTGCTTGGGTGTTAGTGTTGGATAGTTACCTTTCTTCCATGCTTTGTATATGCTTAGTGGTGCTTGCCATGTAGTAACGTAACATCTTCTATCAACATTAATACTATTTAAACCTTTCTCTCTTTTAGTATCTATTCTTTTTAGTAGTGCTTTCTTCTTAACATTAGATAATATATTAGCATACTTGAGAGCATCTTTAAAAGATAACACCTTACCTCTATGCTTACAATCACCACATATTATAGAGTCTTTGCCTGTGTCTATAGCTACATGTGGTGGCTCATGTTTATATATTATCCATGTCTGCACCTCATCACCTGTCTTTGGATTAGATGAATTGAAGGTAGCAATACTAACTATGTCAGATGTTTCATTAAATATAAATCCATTACTCATTCTGTCCAGTTCCTTTCCTTGCTAATCTCATATAAAAAAATAATAAAGGGTTCGCTATATTAAGTTTAAAGGGTTTAATATAAAAGACTTTATCTTTATAATCTTTAAAGTTTCTCACATTTATTATTGTATAGTTATCTATTATCATTCTGTTCAGTTCCTTTCTAATTGTAAGGTGACTAGTCACCCTATCTTTTAAATAAAATATATATAACTAATATAACAGTATCAATAACTATATTACTAGCTACTAATATTTTAGTACTAAATTTAGCACCATCTAATATAGCTTGGTGTTCATGTCCACCTAGTGCCATGAATAGTATTAAAAGAGATATACATATAAAAGTTAATATCCATAATTGCATAATAAATTTTAACATTCTGATTAGTTCCTTTCTATTTTGTATGGTGACTAGTCACCCTCTTATTTAATAATAATCTTTTCACCAGTCATAATATGTATAAAAGTATTTGCGCTTATCTTATGATATACTTTTAAGCTACTGGGTTTTTTATGTTTAATTCTTTTCAATCCATTATATAAAACTTTACATGAATTACCTTCATTAGCTTTCCAATTATTAGTTAATTTTTGTATATTATTATATTTCATTTTTATAACCTTTCATTAAGTGTAGTATATATAGCTATTAATCTAAGTCAAATAGGCTATTTAATAGGCTTTTAAGGGGTGCTAGTTAGCTATTGGAGGTGCTTGGTAGGGTGTAGGTGCTTAGATATATAGTAAAGGATAGTGAAGGGCTCTTAAATTAGACATAAAAAAAGCCCTTATAAATTAATACAAGGGCTTTAATATTAGATGTTTAAAAGTTAAGCTATTTTTACATCCTCGCTTTCTTGATTAAGTTTATTTAATTGAACTTTCATTAATTCAATTTCCATTTGCCTAATGGATATTTGAGAAATTAATTCATCTCTATTCATTTTAGAAATATCTAATTTCTTTTCATTCTTTTCAATAGGTGCTTCTTTATCAGATTGAACCTTATTACTAGGTAAATCTTTTTTAACTAGAAATTCACCATCTATAACTTTATGAGAATTCTTAAAAGTCTTAACACTTGTCATAGTATGTAAATCTAATTTCTCTAATTCTCTTAAAACTGATTGATGGGTTGAATTAGATTTAATAATAGATTTTATTACTGGTGAATTAGCTACCTTTCTCTTTTCCTTGAATTCAGTCTCACTCATTCCAGTTCTAATAATACTTTTCATATATAAAGCTTTCTCTTTATCATTTAATTCAAAAGAATATGCGCTAATCATATGGGCTACTATTATAAATCCTTCTTTATCTACCAAGCCAGTAGCTTTATTTAATACCTTCTTACTTTCTAAGTACTTAGGCATAATTAAACCTGTAGCTTTAATAGATGCTTGAATTGTCTTATTTAGTTTTACTTCTTTTATAGTGTTAGTCATTTTTAGTTTCCTTTATTTAAGTTCGCTATATCCAAATGGTTATAACGTAGTTTTTCTTGGTTACCCATTATATAATTCAATCATCTCATATTGTCAAACAAATATATATATTTAAATAATATTATAGGGTGACTAGTCACCATATATAATCATAAGCATAACTATTTATATTATTAGAACTAACTATATAAGAGTATATAAGAGATATAAGAACGCTTTATATATAAGGATTTATATTAGATAATACGATTGTATAACATAAAGGGGGTTAT